AAGTCGTTTACATATAGTACTATTTTGATACGTGGTGCTGGTGAAAAAATCAACGGATTTGGTGGCAAAGCAAGCGGACCACAAATTCTTGTTGATGGTATGGCAAAAATAGTCAGTATTTTCCATAGTCGAGAAGGCAAGAAATTGCGTAGTATTGACGTATTGGATGTATGCAATATTATTGGTAGTATTGTTGTAGCTGGCAATGTTCGTCGTAGTGCAGAAATTGCACTTGGTGATCCAGATGATATTCTTTATCTACGTGCCAAAAATTGGAGTGCAGGTAATGTGCCAAATTGGCGAGCAATGAGTAACAATACATTGTATGTAGATGATTATAGTCATTTGCTTGCTGAATTCTGGACCAATGGTTATGAAATTAACAAAGACACTGGATTTGCCAACGGCGAACCATACGGTTTCTTTAATCTTCCTTTGTCACAAAAGTATGGACGTACCAAAGATGGATTGATGAAGGACAGTAATTTGTATCCTACCGACAGTGACAATGTAGTTGGAACCAATCCATGTGGTGAAATTAGTTTGAGTAATTATGAATGTTGTAATTTGTGCGAGTTATATTTGAACAATATTACAAGCAAGGAAGAGTTAATTGATTGTGCAAAATTGCTCTATAAAACTCAGAAAGCAATTGCGGCATTACCATTCTTGCACGAAGAAACTAATAAGATCGTGCATAAAAATATGCGATTGGGTCTTGGTGTAACTGGCGTATGTCAATCATTAAATAAAATTGATTGGTTGGATGATTGCTATGTCGCTCTTCGTAAATTTGACAAACAATGGAGCAAAGAGCGTGGATGGTCAGAAAGTGTAAAGTTGACCACTGTCAAGCCAAGTGGAACACTCAGTTTGCTTGGGGGCGCAACTCCCGGTGTTCATCCTGCATATAGTAAATATTATCTACGCACTGTGCGAATGAGTAGTAGCGATAAGTTGGTACAAATTTGTCGTGATCTTGGTTATCATACAGAATTCTTGTTGAATTTTGATGGAACGGAAAATCGGGATACTATTGTCGTTTATTTTCCATGCGAAACTCCAGAATCTGCAATTCTTGCAGACAATATGGATGTTATTAAACAACTTGAAATGGTTAAAAAGTTGCAATCTGTATGGAGTGATAATGCTGTCAGTGTAACAGCATATTATAGCCCGGAAGAATTGGATGCTCTCAAAGACTGGTTGAAAGATAATTATAAGAATCATTTGAAGAGTGTGAGCTTCTTGTTGCGTCAAAAGCATGGATTCAAACAAGCTCCTTATCAAGAAATTGACAAGGAAACCTATGAAAAGTATAAATCAAAGGTGAAGCCTTTGAGTACCATTACCAACATTATTAGTGGTGATGTATTGCAAGGTATCGAATGTGAAGGTGGCGCATGTCCAATTCGTTAAAATACTAAAAACAAGACAAAATCCCGACATAATTGTCGGGATTTTTTGTTTACATAGGCAAAAATAATACGCTGTATCTTATATTTGCCTATATTTATATTAAGATTATCATATATGAACAAAGACCAATTAGATAAGCTTATTCTTGAATGTGTTAAAGAACATCAATTAAAACATGCTTTAAAGCAATTAGTTGTTGAAGCAATTCAAGAAATTAAAGCTGAAAAGAAACTTAGCTGCCAAGAAATGATGGACGAATTGGATGGCGAAGTTAAAAAAGAAAATAAAGAATTGACTGTCACCAAAGACGATGCTGGTTATTATAACGTATGTGGATGTCCTCCTCATATGATTAAATTAAAGCACATGTATGAAGATCGTTTTCAAATGACATATATAAAAGATGGTACGGATCGTAGCAAAAAGGTATCTGTTCAATTTGAAGATCTTAAGAAGTTTGTCAAAGAAGTACTTGGAAAAAAGACTAATAATTATGTAGAGACAGCATATAATAAAGCTGCTGAAAATGATAAAGACAAAGAAACCAAGAGCGGTGACGAAGCTGTTAAGCATGTAGGTGAAAAAGCAAAGGATATGGTAGAAAAGAAAGATGATTTACCAGATCAACCTTTGAAATCTGTTGAATCAATTAAAAAACAAAGTGATCACAGTGTTAAAGGTACAAAACAAAATTATAAGTATCCAAAGCAAAAAAATAATAAATTGGTAGTAAAGTTACCATCCAAGAAAAGCAAGTCTAAAAAATCATAAAAGTAACAATAACAAGATCTTATAAAAGCGCATTAAAAAAAAGATGCGCTTTTTTATTGACACTCCCTCCCACTTGTTCTATAGTTGTACTCGTAATCGCACCATCAGGCATTGGAATACCAAAGTGGTGCAATTCATTAACCAAATAATTAAATATGAGTAATACAATTAAAAAGACAAACCGCAAAAACAAAACCAATTTGGTAGTTAATTGGGTAAATAATTTCTTCACCATTGAAGATTTACATGCCGCAAATCCTAATTTCGTAGAAATCACGCTACGTTCACGTTTGAATTCTGCAAAGAAGGAAAATCAAATTGCTGAGATTGGATGTATTCATAGTGGTAAGGGTCGTCCAAAGTTGGTTTTTGCAAATACTCCTGTTTCTAAAGAAGTGTTGGAAGCGGCTCGTCAAGCCGGTGTTATTTTCAACGAGAACTACGACAGCATCGCCGTTGTCAGTGTTGATTCTGTTAAGATTGCTATTGATGAAGAAGCACAACTTGCTTCTGAAGAAGCTTCTGCGGAAGAAACATCTGTCGATGTGTTGTCAAATAATATTAATGCCTAATAAAAAATCACCAGTGAAAATACCGTATCATGGTGATAAAGTCACCATATACGGTATTTTTCATTTACCAACATCCAAACTAATAAAAGTTGATCTAAGTGAGGAAGAAATATTTTTTGAATACGATATGAGTATGTATAATCCAGAAGAATATTGTATTGTTAAATTACAAGTCTTACTTTGATGGTAATATCGAATAAAATGGTGATTGTGGCGCGTATTTGATACCATCCGGTGTCAGCGTATATACTTTTAAATTAGTATTTTTATATTGTTTTTTATCCGATTCTTTCTTAACAGATTTCAAAATAGCTTCCATTTTGATTCTGTCCTTTCCCATATACATCGGCTGCTCCTTTTCCAATTCAGTTTCCGATAACATATAAACATTGTTTGGATATATAATTAAAATAAATGTCTGGTCAACATTTTTTGGGCTATACATTGTGGTCATATATGATAATAAATAGCTCTTTTTTAATATAATTATCATATTTATATCTAGCACAATGATCAATTTTATCAAAGACAATAGATTTCCAACATTTTTGGATAGATTAATTAGTGTATCTCGAAATGAGACAGATACATCCTATATCGATTTAAGTCCAAATAATTTATTTGATGGAGATATGGGAACGATTTTGGTAAAAAATGGAAGTGACATTCTGTATCAAGAAAATACAGATAGCGAATTTGTAAATCTTTCTCAATTATTTCCGTATGTTGTTGCTCCTAGAAAATATCTATTGGAACAGGGACTTAATCAAAGAGTTACATGGGTAAAAAATAGCTCTTCCGTATCCAAAACTTGGAAATTTTTAGGATATACATGCCCGTTTAATACTGTATGCAGTCCATGTCCAGTTGTTTACGTTTACACTTGACGTTTCTATAAAAGCGACCTATGGTATGGGTCATGAAACGATACGGACTTTGCTGCATCAGCCTTACCCTACAGGATCAAGGATTCAAATCCTCCACCATGACCAAAACTCGCTTTTTGCAACTAAACCGCAAACAAGCAGAAAAAATCGTGGCAGAACGTACTCTCAACAATGTTATGGTTGCACGTAAAACCATTGAGTTTTGTGCTTCAAAAAACTGGAATTATCGCATCAGTAGTGGAATGATGCCACTGGAAACCTTGCCAGATGTAAATCTGTTGATTGAAAATACACATAATTTCAACGGCATTCAAAACGAATTCAAACTTGCAGCATCTGCAATTAAACAACATAATGTTCGTTGCAGTACACATCCAGATCAATTTGTTGTACCTGCATCTGCCAATCCAGCGGTTGCTGCAAAAAGTGTAATTGAACTCAATATGCACGGCAAAATGATGGATATGTTTGGTCTTAGCCAAGACTATAATAGTCCAATCAATATTCACATGAATTGTTTCAAAGGCGGCGATCTTAAAGACACTGCCAAACGATTCATTGACGTATATAATCAATTGCAACACAATGTCAAATCTCGTCTTGTCCTTGAAAACGAAGACAAACCCAACAGTTGGAATGTAGAGCAATTGTATGAACATATTTACAGTGCCGTAAAAATTCCTATTACTTATGATAATTTGCATCATCGTTGCAACCCCGGAAAACTAACTGCTACTGAAGCTTACAAACTTGCATATAGCACTTGGCCTACTGGAACAATTCCATTGTTTCATTTTAGCGACAGTATTCCAAATGGAGATAATCCTAGAGCACATGCAGATTATGCAAATACACTACCGGACGAATATAATAACACAGATGTTCTAGATTTGGAACTGGAATTCAAAGCCAAAGATTTGGCTATCATGGAGTTTCAGAAGAAATATCCTTGGTATTAAAATAACTTGCACGAATTCAATTAATGTGGCACAATAAACGTGTAGTTTAAAATAAAACATATGAAAACAAATAATCGTAATTACTTAATCACAAATTCACATCGCGGATTCAAAGTCGAGCTTTCTACTGCTCGGCCTAATGCAAAACGAGCAAAGATATTAACATTAAAGACTGCTAATAAAACTCTTAAATTGAATGGTTATCAGATCAATACTCTTAAGAAAGTTTTTGCAAAAGAAAACGCATTAAATAGTTCAAAGTCTACTATTTATTGATAGTTATGGGAAAAACATATCGACGTAATTCGGAGAGAAAAATAAAAAATTTTCAAAAAGGTAAATCTAAATCAGAAAAATTTAAAACTGGTCAAGATGAACCCAAATTTTCAAAGCATTTGAAAGTATATACGGACGACGTAGATAACGAATATTAAACTGTTATATGCCATGACAATAATAATTGTCATGGCATTTTATTTTATGGAAATAATTGTTACATTAATTGTTGGTATATTTTTGTTTATTTATATCAAACGCGATATAAAAAAGATCAACGCTCGTATTGACACTGTTGAAAAATTGATTCCTGATGCAGCGGAATATAAAAAGTATAAAGACGATGTAAAAACTTTATACCAGAACCAAACTCTGCTATTGTCTTTGGTGAACGCTGTAAGAGTTAGAATCAATAATTTTTATGCCAAAAAGCTCAACGAACCAAGACTCAAATCCGCTGGATTTGATTCAACCAAAGAATTTGGTGAAACCCAAGACGGTGTTTGATCATATCAAACACATCCGTGAATCCAAGGCGCCCGACTATTATCAATCGCTAACTGAAGCTGATCAAAAAACATTTAACAAATATGTTATTTTGATGGGTTTAAGTATGGATCAAACGGCAATTGAAGGAGTTAGTTATATATCTAAATATTTAGATATATTGCCTCCAAATGCATTTTATAAAGTATGCTGCGATGTTACTCCAAAATCGACAAGATTTTGCAAATGGATAAAATCATCAAAGCCAAAATATAGTAAAAAGCTCATTGAGATTATCGCATCTTACTATAAAATCAGTAAAAGTGATGCATATGATTATTGCACTTCATTCTTTCGTGATGAAACACAATTGACTAATTTAATCAATTTGTGTAGTAGTGTTGGATTTAGCGAAACTCAAATTGAAAAAATGTTAGAAGGAAAAGATGAATAATAAACAAATCGTTATAGGTGTAGGCGGCGTTGCAAGAGCAGGTAAAAATCTGTTTTGTGATTTGCTGGTTAAACAACTCAAACAACAATATAATTTACATGCACAGCATTATGCGCTGGCATATGAATTGAAAATGGATTGTCGGCAATTCATTTGGGATAAATTCAATATTGATGTCTTTACAGAAAATACTGATGAAAAAAAGATATTTCGTGATATGTTGGTTTGGTATGGAGATGCTAAACGAAAGCAAAGCAATGGTCGCTATTGGATTGATAAGTTAAATACCAGAATTGGAAAAGAATTTGCATGGGGCACTCCACCTATTGATGTTGCCATTATTAGTGATATTCGATATGACTTTTATGAGAATGACGAAGTGGATTTTATTCGTAAAGAAAAGAACGGACCATTTATTCATATAAGCAAATACACATATGGATTTCCAACTGATGGACGCGTAGTAAAAGTAAGCGGACAAACTGTAAACAATACTAAAATATTTACAGATCCAGCAAATAGTCATGAAGCATTAAATGATCCTAAGTTACAGAAAAAGGCAGACTATTTATTACAGTGGGAAGATATTGGTGTTGGCAAAAATCTGACTTATGCAGAGTTGTTAGATAATCAATATCTAAATAACACTGTTATAGAATGTCTCAAGTCAATACAACACAAGATTATCCAATAAAGCTGATTGAATGCAAACAATCGTCTGAATTTAAATTATTTAGAGATACTATTGATCAGCATCATAGTTACGTAAAATATAAAGATAGTCCAACTCGCCGCTTGTCATTTCTCGTTTATGAGAGTGTAAGCGGCAATTTTATTGGTTGTATAGGATTGACCAGCGGCACATTGGCATTGAAATGTAGAGAAGAATATATTGGATGGAACAATGATCTTAAAATGAAACATTTGCATCAAATTGCAAATAATAGTCGGTTTTGTTTAATCAAAAACAATATCACAATAGCTAATGCTGCCAGCATGACTCTCAAATCATTACGAACAATAGGTGTTGACGCATGGAAAACAAAATATAACGATGATTTGGTGCTTTTGGAGACTTTTATACTACCCACCAGAGAAAACCAATATATAGGGCATTCTAATCGAAATGGAGCGTGTTATAAAGCTGACAACTGGATCGAATTGGGTATGACTGAAGGTAATTCAATAAAAAAGATACCTTTGATTATGTGGAAGAAAGAAAACACTGAACGTGGTAGATTAGCCAGAGAGAATCCAGAAGAATGTATGCGGCAGTATGCGTTTTATGTCAATAACAGCGAAAAGTATGGGTACAACGTACAAAACACACAAAAGAAGCTGGTTTTTATAAAACCATTGGTAAAAAATTGGAGAGATATATTATTAACGTGACAGTGTAGCTATATAATAATTTTGATTATAATAAAATTCAATTGAATCTTGTGTTATTTTAGAAAATATTAAATCTTTTTTAGAAGGCAATATTTGCAATACAATATGCATATATTGCTGATTACAAATTTCATATTTTTGATTTTTTTGAGTTTTTTTACAACTACAAAATAAACTATATTGTATAACACATGCAACAAAATCAGCAACACTGGCATCAATATTATCCAATTGATTATCAGTCAAAAATGTTTTAAATTCTCCAATATTATTTATTCTCATATCCAGTTAATTTATTATATGCCTCGTATAAATACAAACTACATATAAATATCACCGGACAGCAAATAAATGACAATTGTGCAAAAAATCCTATAATAACTGATAACCAAAACGATGTACATATTGGACATGTAATTAATCTAGTAAAAAAATTATTATAATTTACTAGTAAAAATGTATGATATGATATCGTACAATCTTTTTCTTTGGCAATTAGATATTCTTTTACTTTTACGTAAGGCAAATGTATTAGTTTCGCGTATTCTACAAATGCTTCTGTATTGAACCAAATTAATAATATTGAAGTTATTAAAAATATTGCAAATAACATATCTTTAAAAAGTTATTCCATTTACAAATTTTTCCATTGGTTTATGCGAATTGGTTTTAGGATGTCTGGTTGCATGAAATCCCCACTTATAATAAAATATTTCTGCTGCATTTCTTTCGCTTTCATTAAATTTATCTCGCTCACTTCCATTTTTAGTTGAAACACTTCCGAAGTGATAGAAATTAAGTTTACGACTTCTTAAGAATTTTTTATTTATAAGTTCTAGTTTAAGAAAGAAATCCCAATCGCATATAAATGGACTGTTGAAGATTGTATCAAATCCCCCAACTGTCATGTAATCTTTCTTAGTCATAAAAAACGGGAATATTTCCCCGTCTTGTGTTAACTGATTGGATCTATATGATGGTTCTTTTTCGCTAAATTCTTTATATCTAAAATTATCTGGTCCGCCAAAATCTCCAATTCCAAAATTAAATATGCTAGGATTTCGTTCAATTTGATTAGGCGTTATGATTGTATCATGATGAAAATCTTCAAGTAAAATTTTGTCCCATTCTACCGGAAACACATTGTCGTCGTTAACAATTAATATTTTCTCGTTTGTTGCATGAAAAACTCCAACGTTTAATGCTTGTTGCATTCCTTGATTTTCTTCAAATTCATAAAATTGTACATTTGTATTGTTGTACTTCTTTTTTAAGGAAGTATATTGTTCCGCAAATCCATCTAATACAACAATATATTGATTTTTGTTTGTTTCTCCTAATAATCCAGAATCCAAACAAATCTCAAGACATTTTGGATTTTTATATGAAGGAATGATGATTGAAATTTGATTGTTCATAATTTATTTAATATTTCAAATTCTTTTGACCAATTAACAACAGGTGACATATATTCGTTTTCACAATGAGTTGAATAACCGGGTATAGAAGACACCAAATTAGATCCATTTTGCCAAAGATTAATAAATTTATCATGATCTCTTGTATATCCCTTTACTAAATCACAGTATTGTGTATGCATATCATAATGTTTTTTAAACGTTGAAAATAACATTGCATATGTGTTTGTAGTTGATGGCGTAGTTCTCCAATGAGATAATTTAGTTGGATAAATAGAAGACTGTAGAGTGGAATACGCTTCATAAATATATTTATCATTGTGATCATACAATGTAAAATAATCTGCGCTTAAATTTTCAAATCCATCTATTAAAATATCTACCCAGCCTTGTCGATGAAAATAGTCATCTTCTACAAAGTATATAATATCATTTGCATTATACGGTTGTGCGATTGTATATTCAAGTAAATTTAAAAAACTTTTTCCGTCGTTTCCGCCTTTTTTTTCTACAATATTACATCGATTTTCATTGTTTAAAAAGTGCTTACTTACATCACCATCAAACAAAACCGTTACATCAACTCTATTATCAATGGAGTTTAATAGACAATTAAAAATCTTTTCTTTGTCAAACCAACTCGGTCTATTTTTTTTATTCGCACTATTTGCCGAAAAATTACAATGTCTAATTAATAACTTAATATTCATAATTATTTATTTTTTTAATAAGAATGCACGTCTTTATCTAGTTTATTTATTAAAATTTATTTTTTTATAATATAACATCCAGTAGGAAATCCAGAATCATCAAACGTATACTTACTATTTAAATATAATTTGTCATGTGTTATAGGATGTAAGATATAATAATCAATATTATATTTTGTAAAAAATGTTTTGATTGCGTCTAAGCTTTCAGTTAAATTCGAATCATCAAAAATAATACATCCACCGGGCTGAACTTTATTATACATTTCATCTAATACTTCTAAAGTCGCAGAAAATGAATCCACATCAATTCTAAGTAACGCTAATTTTTCAATATTAGCACTGGGTAATGTGTCTTTTACAAATCCTTTTAAAAACGTAATTCTGGAATTATTTTGCAATCCATATTTTTCAAAATTAAATTTTACTTCTTCTAAACTAATTCCCATTGGGCCATTTGCACAATGAGTATAAGCAGGAGTATGTCGTTCATTTAAATATTTATATCTTGCCATTTCAAGCGGTTGAAATCCTTGAAATGAATCGCTTACCCAAATATTTCTATCATTAAACAAATAACTTAAAAATATTGAAACTCCACCTCTCCAAACTCCACATTCTAATATATCACCTTCAATTAATGAAATTTGCGGATATAAAGTTAAAATAGTTTTCATTATATTTGGATGTACCATAGTTATATTATTTAGGTAGAGATCATTAATTAATTCTTCGTAACTGTTTATTTTTTTTGTAATAGTCATAATTATTTAATTTTCCAATAAGAATAAATTCCTTTATCTAACTCAAATCGATCCCATTCAAATCGTTTTCTAGGTGGTTGTTGTTTTGCCCAATTCCACATAGTAGTTATTCCTTGTTCCAATGTATGATTTTCTTCATAACCAAGAATGTCCACTGATTTTTGCCATGTCACATATGCATTCTTTACTTCATGACGTGCTTCTTTAAAAGCAATATCTCCTCCACCAACAACTTTTTGCAAAATTTCGCATGCATCTTTGATACGGGTATGATGTTTACCCCCAACGTTCACAATTTGCTTTGATGCACCGGGGAGAACGGCGGCATTCCAAAATGCAGGTAAACTATCATCTATGAAGCTAAAAGCTCTAGTTTGTAAGCCGTCGCCAAATATAGTCATAGGTTCATTATTCATATATTGATACATCCAAATACCAAGAACATTACGATATTTATCCCAAATGTTTTGCTTTGCCCCATATACATTGTGTGGACGTAAAATACACCAGTCAAGTCCATGTTGTTCTCCTGCTATTTTGATATCTAATTCACATGCATACTTACTAACTCCATATGGATCGACCGGGCAAGGTATTAATGTTTCGTCAAATGGAGGATTTTGATCACCATAAACTGCTAATGTAGAAGTAAATATTAGTCGTTTTACAGAAAATTTGATGCAATTATTTACTATATCTGAAGTTGCGACCAAGTTGTTTTGATAATTATATTTTCTGATGAATGGACTTAAACATTCAGCCGCATATGCTGCAAAATGAAATACATATTCTGGTTGATATTGTTGAAAAATATCTTCGATATACGAAGTACCTAATTGTCTAGTAAATAACAATACTTTTTTATTGACATTCTCAATATATCCACCGCTGAAATCATCTATTCCAATTACTTTATAATCTGGATGATTTTCAACAATATAATCTGCTAAACGACTTCCTAATAAACCTCCTACACCTGTAATAATAATGCTTTTCATAAATTTTTTAAAATATCAGAATAATTAATATCTTGAATACATAGACATTTTAACTAACGAAACTTTTTTTTTATTTTTTTCTCTGAATAATTGTTAATCCGTTGTTATTATCAAATTTTTCTAATAATTCCCATGTGTCGCTATTATTTTGTAAAAATTCTTGTATTGCTGGCCAAATTCCACGCCCTGATATGTTTGAAAGAGTTTCTGAGTGTTCTGATGTCAATGGTTCGTCTCTAAATGCATATGTTGTCGTGTCATGAAAAACAATATATTTATTTACTTTATTTGCATGTAATGCAAGTTCATTTTTAACTTGTTCATACGTATGCCATGTATCAAGAAACAACAAATCAGTTTGTTCAATGTCTATTTTTAGTACATCAGCTTCTACAAATGTAAAATCAAGATTATAATAAGCGGCAACGTCAAAAACATTTTGAATGTTTCCTCCCCATCTTGAAGGATTGTGTAAATCGTAACTGATTAATTTTTTTGGAGCAGACCCTAAAAATGCCCATGTCGATTGTACTGCACGGACACCCATTTCTGTAATATGACTACACTCGGATGCGTATTTTATGAGAGTTGGAATATGTTCGTTGATGTCAGATGGAGTCGAATAAATCGTATTAATTATATTTTCTAAATTATACATAGTTTTGTTTTTTATGTTATCTATAGTTTTAAATAGCAAGCTAAAATTATTAGAGCACAATAATGGTGATATTTCATCCACATATTTTTCTTCCAATTCCCACCATTTGTATTTTAATAATTTATCAATTATATCTTTTTCAAATCTGTACTTTATTAGTTTGGCAGGATTTCCACCAACAACTGTATATGGTGGAACATCTTTAGTTACTACCGAATTACATGCGATACATGCGCCATCTCCAATTGTAACTCCACTCATAATTGTTACATGAGTTCCTATCCAAACATCGTTGCCTATCTTTACATTTCCTTTGGTACTCGGATGTCCTTGTCCGTTATACTTTTTAAATGTATCAGTAGCTACATGTCCAAATGGATATGTAGTAGCCCAATCGATTCGATGATTTCCTCCTAAATATACTAAAATATGCCCTGAGATTGAACAATAATCGCCTATATCAAGCCATGTATTTTCTCCCCAATAATAAATTTCAATATTTTGATGTCCGTATGTGTGTTTTCCCACACTTCTAATACGATGTGTATTCATAAAATTTTATTTTGTTTTGCATAAGATACCCAACGTGTTAAATACTCGCCGATATTCTTTTCAATTTCAGCACGTTGTTTATTAGCATCTATTTTTGTTTTAATAAATTTTTTATAAGACGTTTTTAATTTGCCATATCCACCGTATTCAATGTCATTTTTTAATACTCCGGTGTCGTAAAACCATATCAATTGATTTTCTAATAAATATTCGCATACATTTACACCGTTGTCTTTTGCATATTGACATACATGTAATGAGTATAAATCCCATGGTCCGTATCCATGCCATTCATCCAAAATAGGCACAAACTTTTCAATAAAATTTTTGTTATATAAATCAAACCATCCTGCAAATTTAAAATTATTTAATTTTCTGATTGCAGGTTCTGCCGTTAAATTTACAAACTGATGTTCTATTTCGTGTATGTCAATATCTATACATTTGGATGTTGGTATTGTATTTAAAAACGCCGGATGTACTAATTCATCCCAGCTATTATCCCAGCATTTAAATATCTGTGGAGTAATCAAATAATAATCATCAGTAATTGTTTTTGCAGCAGCTATCAAATAAAAAATCAAATGTTCATGAAAACTAATATCTGGACAAATATAAACGTATGCGTCTATATGAGATTCAATGGCTTCTTTTTGTAAATCAAGATGGCCATATACAGCATTCCCATCATAAATTTTAGATCTAATTGTTGTTTTAGTTTTTAACATTTCAATGATTACATTGTATTTTTCTATAAAAAAATCTTTTTTTAATATTGAACTGTCCCAGTCTATAATACTAGAAGACAAATTTAATACCATATCTATGTAAATATGGTCTGTATTTTCTATGTAATAGAGGCTTTTTTTTAATTTATCAGCAAGTAATAGAGCATGATCAATTTCCCAAGGCATGAAATGTGTAATAATTTTAATATTCATATAATTTTGTATAACAATTATTTATTCCATTAAATAACCCAGTCAATTGCAAATTTAAAGATTTTAGTTTTGTTCCGTCGCCTGTATAAGATAAATCCATGCCTGTATTCAACACATTAATTTTAATTTTTTTACCTGACAAGTTATTAATATAAGTTGCTAATTCAGATAATTTGTATTTATTTTCATATACCATATTAATGTCATTTGTATAAATTGACTGATTTAATATAAATTCGACGATTTTTGATAAATCGTCTGTGTAAATAAAATCCATATATCTATCTTTATGGATAATCATTTCCGTATTATTAATATATGCATTGATGTTATTTTTTATGAATCTTGATTGAAGTTCATTATAATTAAAACAGCCAAATAATCTTAAATTTGTTCCATTATTTTGAAGTACGCTTTTTGCTATAATGTTTTTTGAAAGTCCATAAAAGTCAGTCGGCACATTACTAAACAGTTGCTCTTCATTATATTGATTAATATCATTGCGGCGATCAAATTCAGCACCCGATGCAATATTAATAAAATGTTTTACCCTATATCTAAAATGAATAAGATTTTCATACATCAATAAATTGTTATAAAACACTGAGGCGGGATCGACTGCTGTTCGATTGCCTCCTTCTATTGCACAATGAATTATACTGTCAATTTTATTTTCATTTAGATATTTTTCAATACTAGAAATTGAATACAAATCAATTGTTTGTCTAGTTCCTCTAAAAAAACAAAATTTGTTGGATAGCATATTTATTATATTCGATCCAACAAATCCGTTAGCTCCTGTTATTAAAACATTCATTCAGTCCAATAAAGTGATTTTTTTATCGATGCTAATTCTTCTAGTTTAATAGGATAAATATATTCTTCGGATGGATATACTTTTCCCTTTACCTCGTTATAGTAATTTTTCAAGGCAATTTGCATTAGTCGCAATACACCATCATTGCGTGTATCGATTCCATATTTCTTGACATTTTGTTGAGTTGCTAATTCTGTTTGTAAAGTATTTAATGCTTCTGGTATATAGCATTTTGCAAACCATGGTCTAAAATTTGGATAGAATCCGGCCAAATCATGCATAATAATTAATTGACCATCTACATTTTTACCAGCACCAATTCCCATAACTGGAATTTTTAACTTTTTAGCAATTTGTTGTGCAACTGCATCTGGAACAGCTTCTAATAATAACATAGAACATCCAGCTTTTTCAATTTCTATACTATCTTCCATCATTTCTTCAAAGCTTTCCACTGTTTTTCCTTGAACTCGGTATCCTCCAAACGACACTGTACTTTGAGGAGTTAATCCTAAATGTCCGATAACAAGAATTCCTGCATCAACAATTGCTTTAATTTTATCAGCAACACGTTTTCCGCCTTCCAATTTGATTGCATCACATGTGGCTTCTTTTGCAAATCGGATCGCATTTTTTACAGCTTCTTCTTTTGAAATTTCATATGCTCCCTGTGGCATGTCTCCGACAATAAATGTATTTGGAGCACCGCGACGAACTGCTTTAGCAAAACTAATCATTTCATCCATAGTTACTGGATTAGTTGTTTGATAACCCAATTCTACCATTCCACCAGAGTCTCCAACCAATATCATTTCGATACCAGCATTTTCAACTGCATTTGCAAATGGATAGCTATAGGCAGTAACCCATGTAATAGGTTCACCTGCTTGTTTCATTTTGTTAAAATTAATAATTGATTTTTTCATAAATATTTTTCAGCTTTTAGTTCTTCATCTGACAAAAACGGATACATATCGTCCAATCCACATTGTATTGATTGTCCTGTATTTTTATCTTTCTTAAGCATTAATGTAGGCACAATTTCTTGCTCTTCTTTACATATTACCTCGCATATAATGCCTGTTTTTTTATTTAAGATATTTTTTAAATTTTTTTTCAATTCTTGATTTGAAGTAATTTTACTATACTCCATTTCATATGTTTCTGCAACATTTTTTAATTCAGGAAACCATAATCCGTGATTGCTATCAGTACCATATACACGCCCTTCATAAAACTTTTTCTGTGTGTTTTTGATGCTTAAATAACCGCTATTATTCCAGACAAATATTTTGATCGGCAAATTTAAATATTTAATTGTGGCTAATTCTTGTATATTGGTATTGAAACTTCCATCTCCAGTAATCACTACAACGTTTTTTGTAGGATCTGCTAACTTTACTCCGATAGATGCTGGTAATGCAAATCCCATATCTGCCTGTGCGCCAGATAATACAAATATCTGATTATCAATCATTTTTAAATTTTGACTAGGCACATAAATTGCACTTCCCGCATCGGACACAATTGTATCAGACGCCGACATGACATCATTTAATGTTTCAATAAAGGTATACAAATTTATACCATTTGTATCGTCTTTATAAGATTCTTCGTAAATAGGCCATTTATTTTTCCAATATTTACATTTTTCTATCCATTTTTCTTTATTTGTCATAGTTTAAAAAATAATTTAAATCGGCATTAATATACTTATCAATTTTTATTGTGTTCTTTCTGTGTTCGTTATCATCAATATCGACCATGATTTTATATGAATGTGGGGAAAATAATTTTTCATCATATCCAGTGTGAGAGCAATTAAGAGAGCATCCTAAAATAAGCAATAAATTACAATTTTGTATTGCAAAATTACCTGCTCGGCTGCCTTTAATACCGATTGTTCCTAAATGTAATGGATGTCTATGACCTAAAATATCAATTCCCAAATATGAAGTAACTGTAGGAATTTGATGCTTTTCTACGAAACGTTTAAATAATTGTTTAGAATTGCTTAATGTTATACCATATCCTGCTAAAATAAGTGGACGATCATACGATTCAATTATTGGAAGTAAATTTTTTATGGTAATTGACGAGTTGTTCAATGTTGACTCTGGTATAAATGATTTGCATTGTGTTATGTCAATTTCCGCGTGTTGAATATCGCTCGGTATATCTAACCACACTGGTCCCATACGTCCCGATAAAGCGATATGAATAGCTTTATCTAATTCGTATGGAACATCAGTTGCATTTTCAACCATTATTGCATATTTTGTCAATGACTTGACTGTATCAATGATATTATGTTCTTGAATTCCATATTTTCTAATAGATACGTTTTTTTCTCTGTTAATAAATAAACTAGTTTGTGTTTTTTTAACATTTCCAGATAAAAATAAAACGGGTAAGCTATCTTGCCATGCATCCAACAATGATGTAATACAATTGGTTCCACCACATCCGGTTGTAGGATTAACTACTGATAATTTGTTTGTTACTTTACTCTCACCAACGGCAGCATGTCCTGCTCCTTGTTCATTATGAAAACAAATATAACTTATTTGTTTTTCTTTAATAAATCCGTCATTAAGCCCTGCTGCTCCACCACCCATTAATCCATATACGTATTTAATTCCAATTTTTGCCAAACGTTGTGCTATATAGTCTGATACTCTCATAAATTATAATTACCAAATAAAATTATTTCTATAATAAGATACAATATCTTTTATTTCTACATCAAAATTACATTTTGGTGTCCATCCTAAATTACGTAATTTAAAATCATTTAACGCGTATCTTACATCCTGACCTGCGCGATGAAAACAAAAATCGATGTATTCCTCTTTATAATTAGGTTGAAATTCTTGAAAATACGCAGTTATAATTTTTTCAACCGTTATTATATTAGATTGTTCAAATCCACCAGCAATATTATAAATTTCATTTTTTACACCAGCGTCTATGATTGTAATAATACCGTCTGCTGTATCTTTTGCATGTAACCAATTACGAATTGGTGTTCCATTATTATGCAAAGGAATTTTTCTATTAAGCTTTAAAAACTTACATGTCTTCGGAATCAATTTTTCAACATATTGACCGATACCATAATTATTCGTAGGTCTTACAATAACATATGGAATTCCATATGTTCGTGCCCATGCTATTATTAATTGGTCAGCCGCTGCTTTTGTAGCACTATATGGATTGCTCGGTTTTAAAATATCTGTTTCAATATGTTCTCCATCAACAATATCTCCATATACTTCATCTGTGCTGAATTGAATTAATGTAGGAGTAATATGACCAGTACTTTTATAGTGCTTTAACAATTCGAGAATATTATATACTCCATCAATATTTGAATGAATGAAATCGTCGCTTTTACGTATTGAATTATCAACGTGCGTTTCTGCGGCAACATTAATAAAATAATCACAGTCAATTAGACGATCTATATTACAGATATCTTGTTTTTCAAAATGAAAACGGTCTGTTGATTCGAATTCTTTAATTAAATTTGGATCAGCTGCATATGTAATTTTATCAATTCCTTTTACATACCATCCTTTATTTAAACATGCACGGGTTACATATGAACCGATAAATCCTAAACATCCTGTTATATAAACTATTTTAGACATATTATATTGTTTTAAAAAATTTTTCAATAATCGTTTGAATATACATAATTTGTTCAGACGATATTACTGGACTTGTTCCTAAAAAGAAACTATCCGTCGTGACTTTTCTAGCATTAGGATATTTGTTAATAACATCCTGTTTATCCATAATTCCAGAATAAGCTGGTTGTAGCATAATATTACCCGCAAAATATGGGCGGGTTTGAATTTTGTTATCTTCCAAATAATTAATAATATCTTTTCTTTTAAAATTATTATTGTTTTTAATTGTCAATGGAAATGCAAACCAACTAGGATCTGCATGTTCTGTTGCTTTTGGTAGAATGAAAAACTCTTCGTATGGTTTGAATATATCAAACAATTGTTTAAAGTTTGATTTACGTCTAGCATGTATTTCCGGCAGCTTTTTAATTTGTTCTAAACCAATTGATGCTTGTAATTCAATTGGCTTTAAATTATATCCAATTTCGTCATACACATATTTGTGATCAAATATTTCATCTGGTAATTCTGGTAGCCAATTACTAAATCGATTTCCACAGCTTCCGTTTTTTAGTTTATTTGCTTTTAAGCCCACACAATAACATCCGCGACCCCATTCACGAAAACTACGTGTAACTATTTCTTGTATTTTTGTATTACATGCTACAAATCCACCTTCACCCATCGTCATGTGATGCGCTGGATAAAAACTACAACTAGCTAACTCACCGAAACTGCCAAGTGGCTTGTTATTATATGTTGATCCAAGTGCATCGCAACAATCCTCTAACAAAATTAAATTATATTGTTTTATGATTTCCATCAATCGATTCATGTTCGGCGGATTACCTAAAACGTGTGCAAATGTTATAACTTTTGCGCCTTTTTTTGCTTGTTCTTCTACTTGATCAAGATTTAAATTTAATGTGTCCAAGTCAATATCAACAAATAAAGGTTCGAATCCAACTTGAAAAATTGGATTTAATGTTGTAGGAAACCCAGCAATTGGGGTAATTACTTTTGTTCCTTTTGGTAAATTGTATAATCTTTTTGATGTCATTGCTAACATCATCAATAAATTAGAACTACTTCCACTATTTGTTAATATTCCATATTCTTTACCTACTAATAATGGAAATTTATTTTCAAATGTGATTGCATCTTGCCCTAATACTAACCATTCATTCAACAATGAATTAATTGCAGCAATATATTCTTTCTCGTCGAAAAATGGTCCTGCATATTGCACCCAATCTTTACCAGCTTCCCATTTTTTAGATGCGTGTTTTTCATTAATATATTCTTTAATTTTATTTAAAATTTCTATCATTTCCATAATATAATACGTTAGATTCAATATGTCAATCTATAAATTTATATCGTATTTTTTATATTTTCAATCATATATTCAATTTCATTTATTTTCCAAGGATAATTATTATCGTCTGTTTGTTTTTCACTTGATATAATCTCTCCGAAATCTTCAATTGTTACGAGATTTGATTTGCTTAATGAAGCAAATTCTTTACATTTTGGAGTAAGCCACCAATTCATTTTTGGATGTTCTATCAAATAATGTGTTGTATGCTTACTTGAAAATAGAATACCGATCACGGATGCACTTGATTGTTGTACTATTGTTTTATATGATTTAAAAATTTGAATTTTTTGTGCCATATTAAAATCCATTAACTCAATAATATCATAATTGTTACGTTTAAAGCCATCGATAAGATCAAGTTCATTTATTAATATTCTATTATGATACCATCCACGTTTAATAGTATCCTGTCTTGAAATATACACAGATTTATTTAAATAATTTTCATTAATTGGAATATTATCTATAACCTTTCTCATCATTTTATAAATAATATTATATCCAAATGGTTGTGGAAAATTATAAAATGAATTTGGTACTATTAAATTTTTAAATTTATATCGTTTATCATGGTCGATAACATAAATATTAATATTTGGATAATACAATTGCATCCACTCTTTTATAAAAGTTGCGCGGCCTGTATTATGATATAACTCAGCGGGAATGTATAATTTAATATTCGTCTGTTTTATCAATTCATCGTAATAATGACATTTACCAAAAAAACAAAAGAAAAAATGAATATAATTTAGTCCAGCAGGATCTTGTAATAAAAACGACGGTTCATCAACTAACACGTCATAGGATTCATTACTATTAACAATATTGTTGTCATATAGTAATCTATGATCACCAATCATTTGTGTATGTTTGTCGATGCCACCTATTACTTTCTTGTGATTATGAAATACTTCTAAATTACAGTCCTCACCTCTCGGGTGCAAAATATAAATATTCTTATATTCAATGCAAAACTCACGGTTTTTGTTTATAGTTGATTCGGGAATATCGAAAAAAAGAATACGTGAACTCATATTAAATAATGTATTAAATTGTAATAATCTTCACACTTTGCATCATTATGCAGTGGTATTAATGTGAATAATAAACTCGCCGTCAATGCTTTCAAATGCTTTAATTGTTCTGTTCCATGCAACTCTACAAAACACTTTTCAAAATAAGAAATTAATGGAGAACAATATGAAAAAGATATTGGTTTTGAATTTAAAATAAAATCATATCCAATTAGAGATTGATATATTTTTGCATAATCATAAAAAGAATCGCCGTAAATTGTATATGTATTTCCTAACTTTCCGCGCATATCTATAAATTGTAAACTATTATTTTTTACAAATATATTTGAAAATACACAATCTCCATGAATTAATGATAAATTACCTCCATTCATTTTTTCATAATTAAAAAGTTTTTCTTTAAGAGAATTGAAAACAATGTTTGAATTTTTAAATTTAGTGTAATTATAATTATCAAATCTGGATATCAGTTTATTGTAATAATTATCATAAATATTGTTGTTAAACTGATCTGGAACAATTGAGTGTAGTTGCTTTAGTGATTTGAATAACAAATCGATATGAGTGGTTGTAAGCTCTTTGTGAGCATACATTGTAGAAAACAATGTTCCATCAATCTTTTCAATTTCTAATTCGTTTTCACCATTTGTTGAGATTAACTTTGGAAATAGATGTGAAACTATATTTGGTATATTTTTGTAATAATAAATTTCACCACTCAACGATTTTGTTGATGTTTTAACAATGCTATTTTCTTTAACTTGAATTTGATTATAAGAACGAGGAGTAACTGAATTAATGTAAAATCCGGTAGATTTTTCAAGATTTGCACGGGCATTGATTGCTAAATCATCAATATAAAAATCTGCATGCGGCTTTCCAAAACATAATTCATCGTACTGTATGTTATATTTTTCTAGTGTATTAAAAGTAATAATTCCCACGTCCTTTAAAATTTTAGACACATTTCCACTATAAGTTCTCATTCGCCGTGCCGTGTAAATTATAATATAATGACCTTGGTTTTTCAAATGATTAAGAAAGTCAATATTTTTTTGTATTGGCTCAACCGTTGTATAATCATCTGTTTTTTGAGGATATGTAACTAATGTATTATCCAAATCAAAACAAAAGCGTAATTGTTTTTGTGTAGAATTTTGGCTGCAAAAATCCATTACTTGTAATGGAGTGCCCAAACATACATAATTATTTTTTTCAATATATTTTCCGACAACATATTGTTTATCTTCAATCATCTTTTGATATACATGTGAAATGTAAATTTCGTTCAATGTCTGATCACATTTCATTGCGTATGATTGAAATAATTTCGCATTTTTAAATACATAACAACCAATATTTGCGTTGTCTGAAATCTTTACTTTTTCTTTGATATCAATAATTTGATTTTCGTTTAGTTTAATATAACTGAATAGTGGAGTTGGTGTCTTATCGATTGTATAATAAATTTCATTATTTGAAGAATCTCTATCAAATTTGTTGTTTTTGATAAATGAATCTCCATCATGAATAATTATTTTTTCATCCAAAATATGGTCGGGTAGTTTAGACAATCCGTACAAAATTGTTTCCACAGGTCCAGAAGTTTGATACGGCAACTTGATGAAATTAAACTTTATATTTTTATATTCTTTTTGAAGAATGTCTTGAAAGTTATAATGATCTAAAATATAATTATATATAATAGTAACACAATCATCAGTTGAAATATTTAACGAATCAATGACCCATGTAATGATTGGCTTTCCCAAGACATTTGTTAATATTTTTGGAAAATGGTAGTCTTCAGATTTGAATCTTTCTCCTTTTCCACCTAACGGTATAACAATATTCATATTATAATTTAAATCCAAAATTTTCTTCTTGTGAAAAAATTGCATTATATTTCAAATTGGTCGCAATTTGTTTTTCAATAGTTTTATTGTGATGTAATGCAAATTCGTATTCATATGGCAAGTGGCTATATGTTTTTGCACCTTCAATTTTTTCATGCAATCTACGCTCCCATTTCATATATGAAACATTTTTAAAAAGACGCCCTTGCGGATCTGGCCAATTAACAATCAATCTGTTTTCAAATGGAGTTAATCTCCAACCCCATTGTTTTGCATTATCTGGATTTACACCTATAAAATCATTAATACGAGGAATCCAATATAAATCTATATCAGGATTTGTGTCTAATATAAGTTTGATGTTTTCCAATAAAAATATAGATGGTAATTCATCAGCATCAATTTGGAATATGTATTTTCCTTTACACAATGATTTACCATAATTTTTATGTTCGCTATAGTTTTTATTTAGCGCATGTTTATGTAACTGAAAAAAGCCGCCACCTGTATTTACTGCGTCTTGCAATATTTGAACAGTGGCGGCATCATCACTATAATCATCAAGTATTATACATTCGCCGTCGTCTTTGTATTTAAAAAGACGTTCCAATAAAGGTTTTATTTGCATACCTTCATTCTTGCATGTTACTAAATATGATACAAATGGTAATGACATATTATGTATTAGTATATACCCAACAATATTCTTGACTATGTAGTTTGCTTCGGTTTTCGTAAAAAAACTCATTTACCGCCTGTTCTACCCCATAATGGCCATCATAATAATCGTGTCCGGCAATAATTCCATTTTTCTTTAGTTTTGGGAACCAAGCATGTAAATCTTCTTTAACACACTCGTAATCATGACATGCATCGATAAAAATGAAATCAAGACTTTCATTTTGAAACAGTTTAGATGCATTCACAGAATAATCTTTAATAATGTTAAGATTGTCTTTTAATTTCTCTTTAATTGGTTCGATATTTTTACAAAACAGATCGTATGACGGATACCCATTTGGATTATTAAGATCCACATCCGTCCATGTATCAATAAGATTTAGTTTAATATTTTTGTTTCGATTAATAATTTCCACACCAATAAAGCATGCGCTTTGCCCACAATCACATCCAATTTCTACAAATTCCGCATTATCAAATCGTGTTACCATTTCAAAATATAATGCAGGAAACGTAAATGCACCTCTTACATTTTTATAATAATGTTCCATAGTATTTATTTATTCAATTTAGGTAATTTAAGTTTTGGTAATACAATTTTCTTTTCAATTGCAAATTCTGGAACATATTTGTCTAAATATGCATGTAAAATTTTATCAGTTGCTTCCATACTAAATCTTTCCATATTTTCAATGCGTAGCTTTTCCGCATTCTCTTTGATAGATGGCGCCGGACTGTAAAATATTGTCTTGAATCGTTCTTCAGCAAGACCGTAAGCAACAGAGAACCAACTACTTTCTTTAATAAGCCATTGATTAGAAGATGCTGGATCAACCTGCTTTATGGTTCCTTGCAATAACTGTGCATACTTCGGGTTCAAGAAATCAAGATGACCACTCCAATTACTTGCCAATATTGGTTTGCCGCTCAAACTTGCAAGTAATAATGGATGTCCATATCCTTCACCGTGTGTAAAACTAACATGTGCTTTAACTTTTTCATGATTAAACAATGCATTCATTTCTACATCATTAAGTTCACCATGCAAAAGATATACATTTGGTAAATCACCACCAACTTCTTTTTTAATAGCGGCAATACGTGCCAAACATGCATCTCTATCAGCGATAGAAAAATTAACACCGCTTGTTTTTAAGATCAAACAAGGACGTTCACCTTTTCTGTCTTTGAAAGTATTACAGAAGGACTTGATTAAATTACCAATGTCTTTACGATCATTATATAATCCATTTGAGCTTGTCCATTGACCAACAAACAAAAATGCAAAAGTTTCAGGAATATTGCTTAATGCGGCTTCTACGGTTGCAACTTTTTCATCTGTTTTCTTAAATACTTTGATGTCTGCACCCCAAGGGGTAACTTCCATAGGCTTATTTACTACTAATGGTTCATTACGACCATCTGGCAAAGTCTTGACAAAGTTTGCTTTTTGAAATACTTCTTTTGAAAATGTACTAGTTACAAAGTTAACATTCATTTTATTTAATCCTTCAATCCACTCACCCGGTGGGATCGTTGTTTCAATACCGGCAGTCATACCAATATTGTATTTAGCAGGAGTTTGAAATTCATTTGGAATTGTCATTTGAATGAATACTTCTGGTTGTTTTTGTAAAGGGGATCGTAAAATACGATTTCCTAATTCTATTGCTTCATGATCATTCGGATCAATATCCGCAACGTTTAGTTTACGCGGAGTTCCACCCCATGGAGTCGGCACAACAAGTAGATCAAATTTGTTATATCTTAACAAACTTTTACCAACTGCCATTGCCCATTCACCGTAACCACTGCGAGTAAAAATAGGACTTTGAAATACACAAACTGGTTTGCTCATAGATTATTTTCTCTTTCTTTCATTAAATCACTATACTTCTTTTCTGGAGTATACACAGGATTTTTTTTGTAATTTTTAATCATATCAACCAATGTTTCATCGGGAACAATTGGAGTAGATGTTACATCAGTGCTGCCAAAACCACCTTCGCCACGTTGTGTTTTATCTAATGCATCCACCAAATAAAACTCAGCATGTTCAACTTTGGTAATTTTCAATTGACAAATTTTGTCACCTTTCTTGTAGATCTTATCAAGATTAGGTTTTCCTGCAACATATTGATACAAAGGCGCACCATCATTTGCAAGTTTAGTGTTAATCAGATAATCTTCTGGTTGCCAAATATATTTGAAACGTACAAGAATTTCGCCACGATAATCCGCATCAATTAATCCAATACCATTTGCAAGTACAAGATTGTATTTGCTAACACTACTACGAGGCATAGCCAATACATCGTAATCAATATTTAATGGACTTGATGTACCTCCAGTCCATACGTTATCTTTTTGAACAGCAATTCGAAGATTAGTTTTGTACTGAATGTAATCTATACTTTCATATACATTTTTTGATTCTCCGTGTAGTTTACCTACTATTTCAGGATCACTAGTTGCAACAATATCATAACCAGTAGATCGTTCGGTTGCCGCGTCTGGCAACGCGGCAACATTATTATATGTTTCGTTTTTTAATACTTCAATTTTCATGGATTGATATCCTATTGTATAAAAAATATCGTGTCAATTTTTTATTGTGCGGTCTTAAATAGAGCCGTGATGTCAGCCTCAATTTTTGATTTGTCAAACGTAGGAATCGGGACACCAATTTTATTAAATGGTTGTTCCTGACCAATGAATCGTTCTGGCTTAAATACATTAAATGCTGGTGGTGGAGTAAAATGATTAATAGTGTAATCCATTGCTTTGATAAATTGATTGCACATATTTTTGCTATTTAATCCACCTTCATTCATAGCCCAACGACGGCCTTCTAATCCAGCTAATTTTCTTTTTTCTGAACCGGCAAGATACCAATACATAATTGCTTCGCCAGCATCTTCCCAAGTACAAATATCATCGAAAATATAAGGCGTTGGCGGACTGCCTTGAATTGAACGAGAAGCAGGATACACTGGTTTTGCCCAAATGCCGTGTTTCTTGTATTTACCTGTATTATTGGTTCCGAATTCAGCAGTAAATTCTACAGGATTTCCATTATCATCCAATTGACCGATTTGATCTTGCAATCCACCTGTTACATTTACAATAACTGGTGTGCCGCACATAATGCTTTCAGAAATACTCAAACCAAAGCCTTCATTACTGCTGATAAGAATAGTTACGTCTGCAATATTATACATTGCACACATATCCTCTGGACTCATACGACTTTCGTCAATAATTACTTTGTAGTTTGGACACAATGCCTGAATGACGGCTGGTAGATCTGTTCCCGCATCTTGAATTGCTTCAGTGTGCAATACTAATACACATTTAGATGCTTGTTCCGGTGTTAAATTATCACAAAATGCTCTAAAAGCTAAAATAGTGTTACTTGTTTTTTTACGTTGAACATTTCTACTATTGTGAAATAAAACAAAATTATATTGGTTTTCACCAAACAACATTTTCTTTTTATCACGAATACGTTTTTCATTTTCATCTAATGGTTTGAATGTATCACTATCAATACCATGAGGTACATAATGAAGCAAATGTTTGTCTACAACTTGATTATTTATTTTAAATGGCATAATACTCCTTAATATTTTATTAAATTACCGTTATTGTCATAATATCCGTCTACTGCAATACAATTTTCTGGACGCAATACCCATTTATTGATGTTGTCGGTTTGCTTACTAATAGCAAACAACGCATCGCAACTTTCATACGCCTGTTTATTCCACATTGGATATGGAAGATCGTCCCAAATATCCAAATAAGTCAATGGAATTTTTCTACGAATTTGGTTTTCAATTGCATACAGCCAACCCCAATAACGAGGATCAGTAAAGTGCATAACGGCATCTGGTTTTTCTGCCTCCATAACAGCAAAAAGCATATTTTCATTACCATATCCATCGGTGGGATATAGTCGAACATATGCATCTTTAATTTTTAATTGATCATTGGTTGCTTGTGACAAATCTATAACTTTACCATTTTCAGGATGTTTGACCGCTCCTGCAATCTGCACCCAATTATAATGGTGTGCAGTACCCAAAATCAATTCACGACTCATAGTTGCAATACCACTATGCATGCGCAAATCATCACTCAACAATAGAATTTTCTTTTTTTGCATATTAAAGAACCTCCTTGTTAGTGGAGCCGGTAATATTTAGTACCGCAATTTGCGCCGGCTCGCTAAGTTGTGGAATGTTAAAATTGTAAATTTGAGTGCGAAATTTATCATCATTCAAATACAAATACATGCATCTATTAACTAAATCCTGTAAATAAAACTTGTTTTTTACATTCGTGATTTTAAAAGATTCATATAACTGTTTGTCTACCTTGACGGTAGTAATACTATTGCTTTTCATAAACGTAATACTGTATATCTACATATACGTATATACGTATTTACGAATCTATTTATTTTATTTTAGAGAATTTCTTGCTCAATTTTATCTGCTTTACCATCACACGTTGATTTGTAATGGGCACAATATTTGCAATTCTTTTTTGCTTTGCCGGGTATTTTTGGATAAGTGATGTCCATATTGTATGCGCCTTCGGGTGTAAAGCATTCCTGTACAAACTTGATAAATCCACCTAAAGCATCAGAAATAGCTGCTTGTGTATGCGTTGGAGTAAATGTTTGAATGCGGCTTTGTGGAAAAGATACATTTTCATAAAGCTTACGCTTTAAAATAAAGAACTCTACTTCAATATCACTCAGACTTACATTAAACTTTTTGCTGTAAAAAGCTTTATACAGAAGAATCTGACTGTATTTTGCTTCATCTTCTTTCATGTAATTATTCCAACCAACAGCGGCAGTCTTAAAATCGTAAATCTTATACTTGCCCGTTTCTTTATCTTTTAGCACAAGATCGATAAATGCGATAAAATTTACATTATGTAGTATTTCCATGTCCAGTGGAACTTCAACTCCTATAAATTCATATTTTTTACTTGGAAAGTATTTCATACGATTGGCCGTGTTTAGAATTGTTCTAATAATATTGGCACCATCGTCAATAAATTCCGCTAGTTCTTCTTCAGTGGGAACATACTTGTCTTTTTCCTTTTCCAATTCTTGGTGCAATTTATCTTTGAATAATTGAAAAACGTTCAATTCACCTGCTTCAGCTACTCCTTTGGTATACAAAGTTTCAATATAGGTTTGAATTGCATGATGCATTGCAGTTCCAAAGAAAATGCTAAGATTGAAATCTGTTTTTCGCATTCCTTTAGCATAGTTCAAATACCAACTGTGGGGACATTTGAACCACATACTATATTGTGAAAAACTTACCTTTTTCTTTTTTACTTCAGTGATTTCTTGTGTTTGTTTTGTTTCATCAGACATATGTATAACCATACAGCAGAAAACTCGCTGTGTCTAGTTATTATGAAACACGCCTTTATTTTATTTTTATTGACATTTTGTTTGTCTGTTGCAGCATTGGCAGACGGAAAATTTTATGTTGTATCAAGCACAACAAGTACTTTGGACAACATTACAAATAATAAATTAACAACATCAGCATTGGTTGTAAAACAAACGTATGATTGTAAAGATGCGATTTATACAATTTCAAATACAAACAATGAGAGTATAGTAGCTTTTAGTACAGATGTAATCGTTAAATTGAATGACAATAGTAAACTTAGTATAGATTCATTTGATCAATCATTTAACAATATAAATGAATTGCCGGATATTGCAACGTATACTACATCAAATTTAAATTTAAGCTTATTTGGATCTGCTCAAGTGAATGTAAAATCGGAATTTACTGAAGAAAATCCAATGATTGTTTCTACTTCGATGGCAAGTATTGTAATTAAAAGTGGCAAATTTATAATTCGAAGCGAAGAAAAAAGTTTATTATTTATTGTCTTGGAAGGAGAAGCAACTGTAATGGATAGTATTAGCAAGTATACTCAGGTTGTAAAAGAAAAAAATATGTTGGTTGTGATTCCTGCACCAAAATTACAAGGCCGCACAGCGGAACATATGAAAAAACAAAATATGTTTAGCCTTAAATCATTGGATGATACAGATAATAAAGAATTGAGTGCAGAATTGACAACATTAAATGAAATACAATCAAATATTAAATTTATCGTTGTTAACAAAGATGTAGTTGGTGTTAAAATACGTTGACTACTTTCCTTTTCTGTGGTAGTTTGATAGCATGAGATTGGAAGAATTCAAGTCACTGACAGAAGACGAAATCGAAATGTTGTGGTATGCCGTCAACAAAACTACTCCACCTGTATTGGCTGGTGTGGAATTGGAGCCATCTGTATTTTGCGCCATCAAACCACATGCTATTCGATCTAGAGTGGATCAAATTGAATTGGCTGTTAAAGACGAATATAAGTCGATTTATGAGTCGTTGCGACAAAAATTAAATATGGCACCAATTGTTCCCCCGGTTCCACCCGTTTCGTCGTCTGTCGAGACCCCGAACGACACTCCCAATCCTGATTCAACGTCGGTGTAATATACAATTATGTATCAAAATATATTCGTAGATAAAAAAACAAACACTGTTCATCTATGGGATGATGAAGGTGGTTATCAAAATATACCTTTTCAAAACTATGCATTTCGTAAGCGTCCCGGTGGACGTTATCGTAGTATTTATGGTGACGAACTAGAACGAGTCACATTTTTTAATCCTAGAGATCCATCACTTTTTGGCTCGGATATTCCAATTGAAACCAAAATTTTAATTGACTTGTACGAGTCCAGTGATGATGTATCCAAAGGACATCGTATTGGTTGCATCGATATTGAAACGGACAGCGAAGGTGGGTTTCCAACCGTTGAAAAGGGCGATAAAGAAATCACTGCAATTGCATTGTATGATTATGTAGGCGGCAAATATATTGCATTTCTACTTGATAAAGACAATCGGGTAAAAACCAATTCTATTGATGGTATAGAAATTATTTCTAGTGACAACGAATATAATCTATTGAGCAAGTTCCTAAACAAATGGAATGAACTCGGATTTACCATTGTTACAGGTTGGAATATTGATGGATTTGATATGCCTTATCTGTATAATCGTATTACGAATGTAATGGGAAAAGAGCATTCAAAGCGATTGAGTCCCATTGATATTTGTTATATCAACGATTGGAGCAAACGGTTGGTGATAGCGGGTATTAGTTGTTTGGATTATCTTGAATTGTTCAAGAAATATTCAGACAAGCGTGAACCTTCGTATGCACTTGATCCAATTGGCCGCAAATTTGTCGGTATTGGTAAGGTGGAATTTGAAGGAAGTCTTGATCATTTGTATAAGACTGATTTGGAAAAGTATATTCGTTACAATATCAACGACGTAAAAATTGTTGTTGAGATTGATAAACTCAAACAATATATTGAATTGGCCCGTAAAATTTGTCACACAGGTCATGTTCCATATGAAAACTTTGCATGGAGCAGTCGATACCTAGAAGGTGCAATATTGACATATTTGCGCCGTAATGGTGGTCTTATTGCTCCAAATAAACCAATGGAGGGCAAGGAAGAATATGAGCAGCGTTTGGAAGCTAACGAAGAAGGATTTGAAGGTGCATATGTGAAAGATCCAATTCCGGGTCGGTACGAATATGTATTTGACTTGGACTTGACCAGTATGTATCCAAAAATCATGATTAGTCTCAATATTAGTCCAGAAACGAAAGTTGGTAAGATTGATAGTTGGGATGTAGAAGCGTATCTTTCCGGCAAACTTGAAAAAGTATTTATTGCGGGCAATCCATATACTATGGATGAATTTCATAAATTGTTGACTCAGCAAAACTTGAGTGTTTCGAGCAACGGTTGCTTGTACAAATTGGATAAGAAAGGTGTTATTCCATCGATTCTATCCAAGTGGTTTGATGAACGTGTTGAGATGCGTAAATTGGAAAAGAAGTATGCTAAAGAAAACAACAAAGAAATGTATCAATTTTATAATCAACGTCAGTTGGTACAAAAGATTATGTTGAACAGTGCTTATGGTGTGCTTGGATTGCCAATTTTTAGATTTTACGATAAAGACAATGCAGAAGCTGTTACGAAGAGTGGTGTAACCATTATTCAAACGGCAGGTAAAGCAATCAATCAATATTATCAGGATATTCTAAAAGATGACGGTGATTATGTCATCTACACTGATACAGACAGTTGCTTTGCAAGCGCATTGCCTATTATTGAACGAACCATGCCAGAAATTGATGTTAACAACGAAGAGTTAATGATCAAAACAACATTGAAAATTTGTTCAGAGGTACAGACGTTTGTTAATAAAATCTTTGATGTAATGGCACAACGAGCCTTTCATTTGAAACATCATGAATTTGAAGCAAAACAAGAAGTTATTGCCAAGAGTTCATTTTGGCTGGCTAAGAAACGTTATACACAGTTCATTATTAATAAAAATGGTGTTGAATGTGATGAACTAGAAATCAAAGGTATCGACGTAGTTCGTACAAGTTTTCCAATTCGATTCAGAAAATTTATGAATGACTTTTTGATTGACATTCTTAAAAAGACTGACATGAAGATCATCAATCAGAAAATTTATGAGTTTGAATTGACATTGAACGACGTGCCGATCATTGAACTTGCAAAAAACACAAGTATCAAGTTTGTAAGTATGGATAAAGGTAAAAATTATGATCCTAATAATCGTGTACCTTTTAATTTTATATTGGGTACTCCTGCTCAAGTAAAAGCTGGTCTTGCTTACAATGATTTGCTTGAGTTTTGGAAACTTGACACTAAATATCCAAAACTGATGCATGGACAAAAAATCAAGTGGGTGTATTTAATTGAGAATGACTATGGTATTGATGCATTGGCTATGAAAGCTGACGGCACCGATCCTAAAGAAATTCTTGATTTTATTGAGAAATACATTGATCGTAAATTGATGTATCAAAAAGAACTCAAAAGCAAATTAGAAGACTTTTACAACGTATTGAAGTGGAATTATCCAGATCAATACAGCATGAACACAATGAATATTATATTTGATTGTGAGTAAATAAACTGGACAACCTACAACTGCTCGGCTATAGTGTGGCGTAACTTATAACCGAGCAGTTTTTCTTTTATGATTAAATCTACATTAGAATCGATGATTAAGAAGTATTATCTTGCAAATTTTATGGAAACTTCAATTTGGAAGGTACTGAATGATAAAAAGCAGCTACGAATGGCAGCGTGTACTCCAAATTATGTACTGAGCGTAGTAGTTGAACTAAATAATTTTGAAGAAATTCCAACAACCGAGTTTGCAGTAAATGATACCACCAAGCTATTGAAGATGTTGAATGCACTGGATGCGGATATCAAATTGTCCGTCAAACAAGACAACAATGGCAAAATTTACAATATTGTAGTAAATTCTGGTAATATTGAGATGGAATATGTAACCGCTGATATTAATGTATTGCGAGCAAATGAAGTGGTAAAGACCATCAAGAAGGTCAATGAACCTCCGTTTGAAGTAGAAATCGTGCTTGATAGAGACTTTATTGACACTTATATTGCTAGTACAACTGCATTGTCCGATAGCGAGAATGTAGTATTTCAAATGAACAAGGATAATAAACTTGAAATGGTATTCGGCCATATTCAAGGTGCAAACAAGTCATTAAACACTTCAAAAATTAAATATTTGCCTAAAACTGCAAATGGGAAAGATACACTTCCATCGTCACTTGGTTTTAGTTCTGAGTATTTGAAGCAAATTTTGGTAGCAAATAAAGATGCTACCGATACAATTCTCAAATTGGGTGTTACTAAGCCTATGGCAACTGCTCAATTTACAAGCGGCGACATCATTGCAACCTATCACGTAACCGGTCTTACTGTTAAATAATATATGACTACACAAGAACATCATACTATCTGGCCTGAAAAATATCGTCCTTCATCTTTGGATGAATATGTAAGTAATCCAAATTTGATTGCTACAATTCGTAAATTTATTGATTCAAAGAACATCCCACATCTGTTATTTCATGGCACTGCGGGAACCGGCAAGACAACCTTGGCAAAGCTGATTATCAAGAATGTTGAGTGCGATGCAATGTATATTAACGCATCGGACGAAAACAATGTTGATAACGTTCGTACAAAAATTAAAGATTTTGCCTCAAATGTTGGATTTTCTGAATTGAAGATCATTATTTTGGACGAAGCAGATTATCTCACACACAATTCACAGGCGGCATTACGTAACATTATGGAGACGTATGCATTGACTACACGATTCATTCTAACCTGTAACTATATTGAAAAGATTAGTGAGCCATTGTATTCACGTTGTCAGTGTTTTGAAATTAGTCCTCTGCAAAAGAAAGATGTGGCAATCCATCTAAAAAATGTGTTGCATGCCGAAAACATACAGCACACAATGGAAGATTTGGGTTATATTGTTAACACATATTATCCTGATATTCGTAAAGTGTTAAATTTTGCACAACAGAGCGTGTTGAATGGTGAGATTAAAATCGCAGAATTAAATTCGTCTTCATACAATACTAAAAATCAGCTTGTTGAGATTTTGAAGTCGGAATCCAACGCTGCCACCGGATTCAATAAAATTAGACAGTTGATTGCAGATAGTGGTATTCGTCACTATGAAGAATTGTATCAAACTTTATTTGATCGTGTTGATGATTATGCACCAAAACAGCAATCGGCAGCGATTTTGGTTGTGGCAGAGTATTTGTATCAAAGCAGCATGATTGTGAATAAAGAAATTGCCTTCATGGCGTGTATTGCAAAACTTCTAGAAATACTATGAAAATGGATAAAAAACTAACTGAGATAGTATCGTATTTTTCAAAATACGCATGGTATGATAATGCATACGCTACCACATATAAAAATGAATATGTAATCATCGTAAAAAAATATCCTTATAGCGACGATCACTTATTCAGTGAATACGAAAAAAATAAAAAAGTTAGAATTAGAACACACGTATTGGGAGGAAAATGAATATTTTAAATAAAACCAAGGTTTATCTTGCAGGCAATCTTGAAAATGCAAATTCAAGCACTAATACATGGAGAGATTATGTTAAAAATGAATTAAATTCGTTAAATATAACATTTCTTTCTCCGTTAGAGCGAATGTTTACAGATGATATGCCTGAAGATGAAAGTAATCAGCGCACAGTAAAAATGCTACGTGCAAATGGGGAATTTGATGTCTTGCATGAGCATATGAAGAAAATAATTCGTAAAGATTTGCGATTGGTTGATGTATCGGATTTTTTCATCTTTAATTTTGATATAAAAAATCCTACATATGGTACAATGCATGAACTTGTATTGGCAAGTCAGCAACGCAAACCTGTTTTTATTAGTGTAGGTGATAAACGCCAGTGTCCACTATGGATTATGGGATTATTTAACCACAAGTACATTTACAACAATGTAGAAGAAATAGTTGATGTATTGAAAAGAATTGATAGTGGTGAAATTGAAATTAATAACAGTCGTTGGAGATTATTGAAGCCTGAATTTCGATAAATATATTAAACGGATTATCAATGATCCGTATATTTATAAGAAATTGTTATAATGGATACGTCAAAATTTAATCTATTACCAGAGAGAATATTATCAATTCCAGATAAAAGAATTGCATATATAAGCGCAATTGGCACAAGTGGATATGCTACTGCGGCAAAGGGGTATATTTACAATCATGTAAAAAACAAAGACTATGTGCAATGGTTACAATATGACATTGCTAGTACAACGCCATTAAATGAAAATACTAATTTTGATTTATATATATCCAAATCAAAAAAAGTAATACTGTCAACTCCATCCACAATTATAGTTCATTCCATACCTTTAGTATGGAATGAACTTATTTCTAACAGTAAATTTAACATTACTGATAAAACACAGATTATTGGAAGAACCGTTTGGGAGTTTGAAAAAGTACATCCTGATTGGATTGATAGTATTAATAACAGTGTTGTAACTCATGTTAGCGTTCCCACTGAATGGAATAAAAATATATTTTTAAAGGCAGGTATATTTAAGCCTATTATTGTTGAACCGCATATATTTGTTGACTTTCAAAATCAATTATATACGATTGAACACTTACTAAAGAAAAGTGTAGTTTTAATAAAATCTGACATTAAATTGTTAAATATAAAAGATTATTATAAATTCTATTGTATAGAACAATTGACAGATAGAAAGAATTTAATTGCAACATTGCATGCTTATTGTAAAGCATTTAAATCAACTGACAAAGTTGCACTATTTTTAAAAACATTTAGATCAAATTATTCAATACAAGAACAAGTCGAGTGTGCTAAATATTTAAATGAATTATCTGCTCAATATCCCGATCACGCACCTATTGTATATATTAAAGAACAATTAAATCATGATGAAGTACACAGTATGCATTATCATTTTGATTGTTATGTAAGTTTAACTCACACTGAAGGATTTGGTCTTAGCATTTATGACGCATATAAACACAATAAAAATCTTATTGTAACTGGATATGGAGGTCACGTTGAATATTTAGGAGAAAATTATTCGGGATTGGTCAGATATAACACATCCCCAGTAAATTCATACATAACTCAAAAACATTATTTAAATGAAGATTATGTATGGGCTAATGCTGATGAAAATCATGCAATTGAACTGATGCAGAACGCGTATCAGAATGGAATGGAATCAGAAAAATATTGTGTATCAAATTTTACATTAAATAATAATTCCATACCAATTCAAATTCAAAATTCAAATGTTAAGTTGTTAAACTTACCATATGATGCAAATAATTTTTATTTTAATCCAGCAATATTTAAATTTAATAATAATAAATATTTGATGACTAGATATTGCCATATTGATGAAGATAAAATTCCACATAACACGTTAAAATTATTTAACTTAAATGAAGGAATAAAAGAAATTCCGTTAAAAATTAAAGATGAAGTTCAAGACGAACAATATGAAGATCCAAGAGTATTAATTCATCAAAATAAAATTTATGTGGGATGTGCAAATTATCAATTACATGTTTCTGAAAAGATACATCAAAAAATATTAGTATTTGATAGTGCGTTTAATCATATTGAAAATATTCATCCTGTATATGACGGTAATTCATCTAATTGTTTAAGTAATACTCGTTCCCAAAAAAATTGGACATATTTTGTACATGATGATAAAATTCTATGTGTGTATCAAATGCATCCACACACAGTTATAGAATTTGATAACACCGGTCGTATATTGACTGAATACAAAACTTTTGTTGATATTACTAAAACATGGCGCTTTGGAGAACCGCGCATGGGCAGTAATCCAATTCTGAAAGATGGTATATACTATAATTTCTTTCATAGTAGCGTTCCTTGGAAAAATCCTAAACGACAATATTTTATGGGATATTATACATTTGAAGCTAAACCTCCATTTAAAATTATTGAAATCTCAAAGGAGCCTATTATTTGGGGAAATGAATCGGATTTTAGATTTTTACCAAATTTTAATCCAATTGTTGTATTTCCATGTGGAGCTATTTATGAAGATAATAGTTTTTATGTTAGTTTTGGATTTAATGACGAAAAGACAGGAATTATAAAATTATGATCGCCGATTTTATTCTTGGAATAATTACATACAATCGATATGACTATTTAGATGACCTATTAAACACTTTGCAAGATCAATCAATCTTGCCTAAAGAAATAATCATATCTGATAACGGAATTGGATATACATTGAAAAAAAATATAAACATACCCGTTACTATTATTAAAAATGCGTATAACTATGGAACGTGTAGAGCACTAAATCAAATAATAAAAATTGCATCGGGTCAAACGATAATGTTTATATGCGATGATATCTATTTTACATCAAATGATTCATTAAAAAGTATATATGATAAATTTAATAAAAATCTAAAAGAAGATAATATACATTTAATATGGTGTAATCATTGGGCAGCTTTCATCGCTTCACCAGCTTGGATTGAAAAAACCGGATATTTTGATGAGAATATATGGCCATGTTATTTTGAAGATTCTGATATGGTTGAAAGAATTAGAAAAAAACAAAATAATAATATATCTCATAATTGTATCGGATTTAAATCGGTTAGAATGATAAACAATTTTGAAGAAACAGAAGTACTCGGTAATAAACGGGGCACTGCGGAGCCACTGATAACAACTAAATTTTCAGATTTCAAAGATCGTAACTTATTTTATTTTTTGTATAAGTGGAAAAATACATTTAATCTAAATGAAGATATGCATTTGAATACAAAACATTTTTATGTGGAACAATCCGATGTAGATTTGTTTGATTTTGAAAGACAATATCTTAATAATCAAATCTCTTCAGTAAATATACACAATCCACAAAACAATGCCGTTGGTTTTTTTGATGAAATAATCGATCTTAAAAAATATAATATTCAAAATATTATCGAGTATAAAACTGATAGAGCATATATTTCTAGAATTTTACTACATCTTAAACCACTTCAGTTCACAACAATACGAGATGAACCACAATTACAACATGATATTTTACATCACTTAAATTATTTATTTAATTATAAAATTAACATTATATTCAAAGATAGTAAAATATTAGACGATATTAATTATGAAAATTATGATTTATTAGTATTAAACAATCAACAAGTTCCATCAAATATCAAAGATATAAAATATATTTTATATTTTTCAAATAATGACAATTTAATTATAAGCAATTACAAAAAAACAATAATTAAAAAAAATGTAAATAACACATACATGATATTTTTTGAAAAAATATGAATATCGGATATTTCTTCATGAATGCAAACAGCATCGGCGACACTGTTGCTGGTGCTCGACTATTTTTTGCATTATATCACTACGCACAGTTAAAACAATTAAGAAAGATTGCAATATTGCATATTGCAAATCAAATAGAGTTGAAACTTACGTGCGAAGGCCAGATTGATTCAACATGGGCAATTTATACAGAACTACTGACATTGTATAAAAAAGCGAATATTTTGGATGATTTTACATATATTTGCGGTATATCCGATGAAATAAAAGATAATCCGTCAAGTAGACAAAAGATAGAAGACACGATTAAACATTATTTCTCTAAAAGAAATGCGTCAATTGAATGTATGTTAGATAATAAACTAGAACTTTGGAATCATTTCCATTCTATTATTAGTAGTGATGCTATAATTAAATTTTATCAAGAGCGATTTGCTTTCTTGAAAGAGGATATCACAGAAAATTATAATATAGTGCAGTATTGTAGTCATCATTATTCACCGCATCACGTTGATAAATTTGCAAAATGTCATAAACGAATATCATTCTCAAATTTAACAAATTGGATTGAATCAAATAATATAATTGTTAATAAATTTGTTGGCAGCACTATAGATTATGATTTGACACAACGCTGTATTGAAAAGCTTCAGCCATTATATCCAAACAAAATATTCATAAATATGTGCGGCGATCTTTATTTAGAAGACACATTTAAACAAATATACAACGCTTCCAATGTTTTATCAACCGAAAGCTTTGCCGGACTATTGGGTGGTGTATTTAATAAACCTAGTATTATTTATTTTAGACATGAACTAGTACAAACACTACTTAACTTTAAAAGTGGTCTAGATTTATTTCCTAATTTAACTATGAAATTAGATAATGTTTTAACAGAGAATGATTGATAATTATATACAATTAAACAATAAACTTATAAAACAAAATATTGTAAATAAAATTACAAAAGAATATTTTGATTATTATAATAAAATTAGAACATCTAGTTTACAGATAAGCTATTTGCGTCTTGGATTTTTACTTGGAAATTTAAACTTTATTCCAAAATCATTATTGGATGTTGGATATGGTAATGGTGATTTTTTAACAGTTAGTGCCGATATAATAGAAAACTGTTATGGATATGATGTATCAAACTATCCGGCACCAAATAAAATTAAAAAGATAAATTCATTGTATGAAAATACATTTGATGTCGTAACGTTGTTTGACGTATTAGAGCATTTTGATGATGTATACGATATAAAAAATATTAAAACGAAATATTATCTAATATCAGTACCAGAATGTCATTATTTTTCTGACGATTGGTTTTTTAATTGGAAGCACCGAAAACCAAATGAACATATATGGCATTTTAACAAAACTTCGTTAGAAAACTTTATGAATGAAATAAATTTTGATCTAGTAAAATATTCAAATATAGAAGATGTCATTCGTAAACCAGTGGATGGTAATACAAATATTTTAACCGGATTATTTAAAAATAAGTTATGATAAATTATAATTTAGTAAAAGGTATAGAAGGGTGGTGTAGCACTGAAAAAATGACAAAAATGACAAGTCTTATATTAGCTACCAAACCACAACGTGTAGTAGAAATAGGTGTTTTTTATGGAAAATCTTTAATATGTCAAGCATTGGCAATGAAGAAAAACAAAATCGGAAAAATATATGGAATTGATTCATGGAATCCAATAGATTGCTTAATGCATATGACAAATGAAAATGACATTAAATGGTGGAGTTCATTAAACTATGACATGATTTATGATCAATGTATAACGAATATAAGAGAATCTGAAACAGAACATTTCGTACATATTTTAAAAGATAATTCGATGAATGTCGCTAATAATATAAATTTTCCTATAGACATCCTTCATATTGATGGAAATCACGAAGCATTATCAGCGTGTCAAAACGTTTCATTATATGTACCAAAAATAAAATCTGGTGGATTTTTATGGTTTAATGACGCCGATTGGGAACAAAGTAAAAAAGCAATCGAATTAATAGAACAAAACTTTAAATTACAATTAATTGATAAAGCCAAATCGGATGATATTAATAATCATTGTAACCTATATATTAAATTATAATGAATAATTACATTACAAAAATAACAGCGGGATATCCATATAACGATTTTAATTTTTATATTGGTGATGAAACTGGAAAAGCATGGTATGATGATGTTGTTATTTACAAAACAACAGATCCATATCCAGTTCATGTGAGTTTGAAAAAAAATGAAAATTACAAATCATATATTTCTTTTGAATTAATTTTATGTACTTTGTTTTTTTATAATAAAATAAATTTCAAAGATCATTTGTATGCAAATAAAAACACAAATAATTATTTAATTGACCTTTATCAAAAACTCAATAATATTGATAATACGTACAATAAACTGGATACAATTATTGATGTTGGAGCACATCATGGATTCTATTCATTAAATTATTCATCAATTTCTAAAAAGGTAATTGCAATCGAACCGTATATAAAAAATTTTGCAATACTACAAAAAAATCTTGAAATTAATAATATAAATAATATTTTTGCATACAATTATTATATTACAAATCAAAGAAATAATTTATCATTTACTAATTTGGATAAATTTAAATTTTGCAATGAAAATTTTGAAAGTTGTGATTGTATAACTAAAACACTAGATGATTTATTGCCATATTGTTCTAATAATATGTTAATTAAATTAGACACTGAAGGAGAAGAAGTAAAAATTTTAGAGCAATCACAACAAGTAATAAAACAATACAAACCTAATTTTTTAATTGAGTTACACTCAACGTGTCTTGAAGATTTGAATGATATTAAAAAGTATATTCCTGTTAAAAATTATGAGATTGTAAAAATTAACAAATATACATTTTATCCCGAATTATCAACTGAAAATGACAATTATAATAATTGTGGATATCTATTTTGCCGAGCATTAATATGAACAAATTACCAAAAATATTCTGTTTAACTTTAAAAAGCACCCCAAAGCGAAAAGAATACGCTGAATCCCATTTTAAAAAACATAATGTTGATGTTGAATTTTTTGAAGGATTCGATGGTCCATTATCCGGATTAAGAACAACAATACCATTTACGGAACACGACAAAGAGATATTTATAAGACAAGGTCGTATCGGATGTATTTTATCTCATTATATGTTATGGAAAACAATATGGCACAGCTCATATGATGAAGTTTTAATTCTAGAAGATGACGCACAACTGGTAGATAATTTCACCGAAAAATTCCTAGAAATAAAATCCAGATTGCCGAATGATTGGCAATATGTGTTTGTTGGACATTGTTGTTTACCACAAATGGAACACAATACTATTATATCAGATGGAATAATATATCCAATACATCCCCCGATGTGTACACATGCTTATATGATTAAAAAATCAAGTATACCAACACTGATAGATACCAATAGTCAAATCCAAGCGGCAGTTGATGTTCAAATACAATTAAAATCATTAAAACAATTAAAACATTACGTTTTAAATCCTCCATTAGTAAATCAAATGTCGTTACTTCAGCAACAAAATCCTGAATTATTTGATAACAATGATAAAACATTTGCATCTTTAACATTGGATGCAAATTTTGAATCATACTAAAACTATTCACTTTAGATTCAACATTCTATGACAAGTCATTTGAATCTTTTTCTAATTTAAATAAAAAGTATTTTTTACTATCCTATAATATTAATATTTTTAATACCAGTAGCATGTGCATTCAAATGCAATAATTTTACTGGATTTTTATTCTCCTTTTCATAAATAAATGGAGGATGTGTATATCCTGAATGTAATAATTTGCAAGGATTATTTAAAATGTATTTATTAAAATGAGACTCGTCATGCCATATAGCGATATAATTATTTTTTAAATCTTTATTAATATTTTCATTCAATTCCATAGTCATTTTAATAAAAGATTGTGCATTCGATCCAAAAAAACAAGCCTGACAATATTTTCCATATAGCATATCCGTAACTTCTACATATGCGGTTGAATTTATATTTGTTTCATATGTTCCGGTAGAATTTTCTAAATAAAAGTGTTTTGCCGCAACAATTTCATTATTAACGGGTAATATTTCTTCTGTGATAGTGGTATGTACCAACATATCGCAATCAATATAATAAATATAATCAAATGTTTGTAATAGACTTGATATACTATTAAAATAAAAAAATCTCATTAAAGTGGTAATTGGCCATGGTAAACAATTGATTTTAATAGTGTTTGTATTTATATAATTTATATCTTTATCTGTAAATACAAATAAAGTTTTATCGTGATCTGGTAGAAACTTTAAAAATATACTTCTGTGCAATGGTTCTAAAAATGAAATATATTTATCAGTTGCAATCGTTAATATTGCTATTTTTGCCATAATTTAAAATTGTTTAATTGTGATTTGTAAGTATCATAATACCATCCAGTGAAATGATAAATATATCCTTCCATAGTTTTTGAATTTAATGGCGGATCAATATAATTCCATTCTTTAGAAATATGTATCAGTTTATCATTCAAATAATACATAGTAGTATAGTTTAACAATGCCTGTTCAACTTGATGAATTCGTGGATACGGATCTTGTATCAACGACAATGCTTTGATCATATGATCGAATAAATACAAATGTTTTTGTGGAGTAAATAAGAACATTCCAGCATTAAAAAAATTATCGTTGTATATTTGATACTCTAAATTGACATTTAATACGCGTTTACATTCGTTATACCAAGGTCTACAAAGTTGATTGTTTTTGAAATCCTGTTTGATTTCATCTGAAAGAAATGTCTGCTGCATGTCTTTGACAACATAAAAATAATCCGTGTCGTTGAAAATATCAAAGGGATTTGGTGAATCGTGTTTTATCAACACATCAGTATCAAGATACATACATCTATCAAAATTTAATGTTTGATATGGTAAGTATAATTTTGTAAACATATCATGAAATCTACTTGGTTGAAGTGGAGTTTCTATGCGTAGATATTTACAATTCCAATTTGCACATGCACATTTAATACTTTCTTCAACATTTGAAGAAACGATATGTGGATTATTTTTTGTATTAAATGATACAATACAATTCATAAACATATATATGCATATGACTATTGAAGATTGGAAATTTTTAGTAGATACTGAAATATCTCATTGGAATAATGTATTTTATAAATATACCACAGATACAAATTCATATTTACATCAATATGTAAAAACTAGATTATACATAGAATTACCGGTTCATAGAAATGTTCAATTGTTGATAGATTCAATAAAAAAAAAATAAAATAACAATTTTGGATGTAGGATCTGGTCCTTTTCCTTTTTTGGGAAGAACGTCCACAAAAAATATACAACTAACTGCGGTAGATTATTTAGCAGAAAGTTATTATAAATTGTATAATCAGTATAATGTTTATCCTCCAACGATTCCAATCGCATTGGATGCATCGGAATTATCTTTGAATTTTCAACACAATTCATTTGATATTGTTTATGCTAGAAATAGTATTGATCATACATATAATCCAATAAAATGTATTCAGGAAATGGTGAATGTTTCCAATAAATATGTTATTCTTGAACACAAAATAAATGAAGGTATTGTTGAAAATTATCACGGATTGCACAATTGGAATTTTTTCATTAAAAACTCTAAATTTTATATTAGTAATAAATGCGGCGATGAAATTTGTGTTAATGATTTATTACCAACATCGACAATTAATTGTCAGTTAACTATTGAAGAAGAAGAAAAAATTACCGATTGGTTAGTGGTTATTATTGAAAAATAATATTTAAATCTATATGAAACTTTTATTTGTTGTACATCGCACGTATCCTTACAATGGAGGATCGGAATATAATATTAAATTAATTAGTGAAGCGATGGCTAAAGAAAAATATCAAGTAACCGTTTTGACTGATTGCAGTCAGGGAAATTATGGAAATGTCACAGTTATTAATGATAGAAACGAATTATTTTCATGCCAATATGATTGGATAATCATTCACGGAAATGATATGCCAATTCAAGATTATGCATTATTAAATATTAAAAAAATCAAAGCAAAAACTTTATACTGGATAATTAAACCATCTGATAGCGAAAGTGCAATAAATGGTTTTAAACACGCGACGGCAATAGGATGGGGCACATCATATGATTTTAATCATGCTTTAAAATATAATTGTGCAGCAAAAGCTAAACATATCAGATATTCTGTCGATTTGAATGATTGTTTTGGAACAAAATCAACACATAATGATTTCGTTTTTTTAAGTTCCGGGGGATTTGGTGCTCATAAAGGATTTTGTGATTTAATTGATATATTTACAGAGTTAAACGTACCAAATACTAAATTGATTTTAACAGGATATATAGGTGATCCTCCTATTTCAACGAATAAAAATATAGAAGTTTTTAAAATAAATAATCGATTGGATTATTTAAATATACTTGCAAATGCGGATGTATACATAATGAATAGTTATAGTGAGGGATTTGGATTGGTTTTATTAGATGCAATGATCAACAAAATTCCATGGATTAGTAGAGATATCGCAGGAGCGACTGATATGAAACAATACGGAAACATCTATTCATCCAATCAAGAATTAAAAAAATTAATTTTAAATTATAAACACGATCAAAATAAAATTGAGGCAGCATATGACTATATTTTAAATGAAAAAACAATTAATTGTATGGTAAAAGATTTTTATTCTATACTAAACTGATTTAATATTTATATATATGCCAAAATTAAAAGAAAACGAAATGGGCGATAGAATGATGACGGGATTACCCTATTCACAAGGTGGTGGATTGGGTACTACTGGTGTAGATACTATTAATAGTCCAGATATCAGTCAGAAACCAGAAAAATTTAAATATCCACAAACCGCTACAAGTGCAAGTGATATTA